AATAATATTAAAATAAATTTATGAAGTACGAACAATTAAATGAATTGGTTAACAATTTAAACACGGCGATTAAAGTTGCAACAATTAAAGACAAAGAAACAAAGATTGGCAAAAAGTTGGCTAAAGTTTACGAAAAGGTAAAAAAACACCACGAAGATTTTAATAAACAAGCTGAAGAATTGCGTATTGATAATGCTTCAACAGACGATAAAGGTGTTTTATTATTAGATGCAAAAGGGGAATATAAATTTAGCAAAGAAGGATTGAAGAAACTTATGGCACAATTAAAAGAATTGGGACAAAAAGAATTTGAATTTACTAAAATACCGGTTGTAAATCCTGCGGGATTAGAAGAATATTCTTTTCTAAAGGATTGGTTAACAGGCGTTGAATTTATAACAGAAGAAGAACTTTAAAATATGGCACAACATAGCGACCAAGCGGATTTTGGGGTATTAGTTAGCACGATCGGTGCAATTGTAAGTATTACAACGATTCAGCCTATTGTCACGTTAATAGCGGGTTTGGTCGCTATTGTTTCCGGTATTATGGCGATTCGCTATTATTACAATGCCACGAAAAAAGTAAAGAATGACTAAAAATATTTTGATAATTGTTTTATTGGCGATTATCGTTTTATTTTTAACAACGCAACCGCAGTACAAAGGCGCAAGTATTACGATTGTAACGGACACGCTTTACAAAGATACTATAATTAAAAAATGGTATAAAGGCGATTCAATACCATATAAGGTAATTGACACATTTAGGGTTGAGGCGCAAAAGGTTGACACGGCTGAAATACTGAAGCGTTATTTTGAAGTAAAAGCGTATTCGGATAGTTTACGGATAGATACGAATAATTACGTATATATTCAGGACACAATAAGCCAAAATAAGATTGTTGGCAGGGGTTTTACGGCTAAAATAAGCGAAAAGACAATTTTCGTTACAAAGACGATACAACCAAAAGACAGAAGTGCGCTTTATTTCGGCTTTATGTTTGATTTAAGACAGGATAACAGACAATTGGGTGTTGGTATTGGCGGCGCATTTAAAACGGCTAAAAAGGGGATTGTAACGGCAAACGCGACAACAAACGGATATTCGTTAGGATATTATTTAAAATTTTAATATGGCATTTGGTTGGAAACAATATTGGAAGCCTACGCCTAAAAATATTAGGAAATTCGCGGACGCGTTAAGCGCTGCGTCTTTGGCAATTTCGGCTTATTCTTTTATGTCGGATTACAAATTATTTGCATATATTACATTGGTAACGACGTTTGTGGCAAAATTTTTATCAAACTTTTTTAGCGCAGAAAATGAAGGATCAAAAAACAATTGAACGAATTAAGCTATTGCACCCTAAATTAAGGGACGAAGCTTTGGAAATGTACGACGATATTGTTTCGGCATTGTCGGGTTATGCAGCCTGTCGTTTTGCGTACACATTAAGAACCTTCGCAGAACAGGACGCGTTATTTGCGCAAGGACGATCAAAGCCGGGAGCAAAGGTTACAAATGCAAAGGGCGGTCAATCGTATCATAATTACGGTTTAGCAATTGACATTGTTTTATTGGTTGACAAAGATAAAAACGGGACTTTTGAAACTGCAAGTTGGGACACAAAAACAGATTTTGACAAAGACGGCAAGGCGGATTGGATTGAGGTTGTCAATATTTTTAAACGATACGGTTACGAATGGGGTGGCGATTGGCGGTTTATAGATATGCCGCATTTCCAAAAAACGTTTGGAAAATCAATAAAAGAACTGCAATTGTTGCACGCCCAAAACAAAGTTGACAAAAACGGATTCGTTCTAATTTAAACCTAATATGACAAAAACAAACCTAAAAACAAAACGCCGCAGATTATTCTTTGATATTGAAACTTCGCCAAACATAGGATTATTTTGGGAAGCCGGCTACAAAAAGAACATTACAACAGATAACATTATTCGGGAACGTGCAATTATTTGCATTTGTTATAAATGGGAAGACGAAAAAGAAGTTTATGCTTTACAATGGGACGCCAAACAGAATGACAAAAGAATGTTGGAACAATTTGTTAAGGTTGCAAATACTGCTAACGAATTGGTTGGTCACAATGGCGACAAATTTGATTTGGCTTGGATCAGAACCCGTTGTTTATTTCACGGTATCGATATGTTTCCAAATTATCAAACAATTGATACGCTAAAGGTTGCCCGTTCTAAATTCCGTTTTCAATCAAACAGGTTAAATTACATTGCTGAATTTTTAGGCTTAGGCGGTAAAATTAAAACCGAATTCAATCTTTGGAAGGATATTCTATTGAATAAAGACAAGGTTGCAATGGAAAAAATGATTAAGTACTGTAAAAAGGACGTATCATTATTAGAAGAAGTTTACAAGTTATTAGGAAGTCATATTGCACCAAAGACGCATTACGGCGTTGTATTTGGTGAAGACAGGGGAAGTTGCCCGGAATGTGGCGCGGATTCTGAAAACTTAATAAAAAATATGTCACGTACAACTGCAACAGGTGTTGTTAAAATACAATATCAATGTAAAGTTTGTAATAAATTTCATACAAAAACAGACAAATAATGAGCAAAATCCTATATACAATTATTGACGACTTGTTGGCACGTGAAGACAAAGGAATTAAGGAATACGGTACAACAATGGACAGAAGAGACCTAACGGAAATTGATTGGTTGCAACACGCTTACGAAGAAGCTTTGGACTTATCAATTTATTTGAAAAAACTTATAAAACTAAAAAAAGATGCGAATGCCAAAGGGATTTAATAAGTGGACATTGTCCCAACAGGAAGAATTTTTTACAAAAAAGCTTCAGGAATTATATAATATCGAAAAGGATATTCGCCAAAATTTAGCAAAAATTCGCGGCGGAAATAGGGTTGAATTTAAGGAAATAGAACGTCCGGACGAAGCCGAGTTAAAAGGATTATAATGAAACTTTTAAAAATATATAGCAAAGGAAAAATTCTAAACTTTGACGCTTATATTCAGCTTCAGGAATTAGATCGTACCAACCCAAATTTCAAGGGTTGCGGTAACGAGTTTAAACAGAACCGGGATTGGTGGGTTATATTAGATAAAAAGAAAACAATTGTTGCTTACTGCGGTTCTATTTATACGCAGGGAATTTGCATATTCAACCGCGCGTGGGTTGACAAAAGGTTTAGGGGTTTAGGAATACAGAAGAAGCTTATTAAAATAAGATTAAAAGCGGCAAAAGAAAGCTGCTATATTGCAATTACATACACTACAAAGGACAATTACCCGTCGGCAAACAATCTAATTGCCTGCGGATTTAAGTTTTATTTCCCTGAATACGCATACGGCGGGGACGAAATGTTATATTTCCACAAAAATTTGGACTAAGTTTACCATTCATCAATTTATTTTACCGTTCGTCACTAAATAACTTTGTTTACATTGTGTAAAACCTGTATATTTGTTGTCTAAACAAACCAAATGAATACAGAAACACAAACAACAATCGGTGAATTAATGCATAAGCCATTAAGCCGCGCCGCAGATTATGCAGGCGCATTGGGATTCAGTCGCGGTTCTTTGAATCTTATTTTGCACTATGTAAAAGAAAACAACATTGAACGCATTGAAGAACTTGCGCATTCAGCTTTAGAAAATATTGAAGACGTATTTATTAAACATCAAGTACAATGAATTTAGAATTAAAGCTTTTTAAGCTTCAGGAAAACGTGCGTTATTTCCAATGGTTGTTTGATATTAGCAACCCAACAGAAGCGCGCAAACGTATGGAAATGTTAAAGTCAGCAAAAGAAAACTTGAAGAACTTTAAAAAGAAACATTATCCGCAACTATTGGAGCAACCAAAAAACAATTTCCCAAAAGAACCATTTAAGCCAATGTCGGAATGGTCAGAAAAATTTGAAGAATACGAATTTTAAAACCAAAAAAACCTATATGAACATTTACAAAATTCAGGCGGAATTAAAAGCGCCAAAGGGTCAAGTCAACAAGTTCGGCAATTACAGGTACAGAAGCGCCGAAGATATTATTGAAGCGGTTAAGCCTATATTGGCAAAAGAAAAAACCTGTTTGATAATTAGCGACGAAATTGTACAAGTTGGTGACAGAATTTATGTCAAAGCAACTGCGACATTATTAACGGACGAAGACAATTCAATTAGTGCGCACGGTTGGGCGCGCGAAGAAGAAGTAAAGAAAGGAATGGACGCCGCACAAATAACAGGGTCAGCTTCTTCATACGCCCGTAAATATGCGTTAAATGGACTGTTTGCGATCGACGATACAAAAGACGCAGACGCAACCAACGAACACAAAGACGAAGTTGGTGACGACAAACGTTTATATTTGCAGACTTTATTAGAGAATACGCCATTCACAGAAGACAAAAAGAATAAAATGGCGATCAAAATTGAATCGTTTACAAAAGAAGACGATTACAACAAAGCTTTGAAAGTATTACAAAACAACCAAATTAGTAAATAATGCGCGAATATACCATTGAAGAATTAACGAATAAGGCGGAAAAAATGTTGGACTTTTTACAGAAGCCATTACCTAAAAATGATTCGGCGGATTACCACGACGCATTGATAAAACGATTAAACACGCTAAATGTTGCAATGACACAATCAGGCGAATACAGAACCGCCGCAGAATATAAGATTGAATGCGTTATTGATATGGAAATTGGCGATAAAATCCACGAAATAATGGAAGGAAAATTAGCAACTTCAACCGTTAATATGTGGGTTAAAAGCAAGGCGCGTGAATGGTCACGTTTAAAAAACGCATTTGACAGAATAAACGCTTCTTCAGTTCATCAAATAGACGCCATTCGTTCAATACTTAGTTGGGAAAAAGCCAAAATAAACCTATAATATGAAAACGTTAATTGAAGAATTTATTGAAGAAATTAAAAAAAATGAAGTTGCAGGCGAAATGTTTTGGATTCAAAGACCTGAAGAATTATTTCAAAAATATATTGAAAAAGAAAAAATAAATGAAGAATTACAACGTCAAAAATTTATGAATGATATTGGCGAAGGTAAATTTATAAAATAAATATAATATGAAACAAGAAACCTATCAAGACTTAGAAAACGGAATGCAAAAGTTGCTTCCAATGGAACGTCAAATGTTATTAGCTGAAGTTTACCATTATTGTTGGTATTCGCCTGAAGCTTACGAAGAATTAAAAAAATTCTTAAACAAGTGGGAAAAAGAATGTAATTTTAAAGCCGTATTTTTTAAACCGGAATCAGAAGATTCCACAAACTAAACATAATGTCAGAAGTAAAAAAAGAAAATTGGGGTGCTTGGAAAAAGACCACAAAAGACGGAAAAGAAGTAATTAATTTCGCAATTAACGGTAAACGTTACAATATGTGGGTTAATTCATACAAAACAGAGGCAAAACACCCGGATTACAAAATTTATGAAGATACTTACATTGCGCCGACAGATGCGCAAAATAAGCCTGTAAATAACGAAACAACCGGATTCAAACCTTATAACGACGATTTAGAATTTTAGATTATGCAAACATTACAAAGCGATATTTTAGACTTTTATAAGTCGCACAGACAAAGTTTAAGACTGTTGCACAATATAATGAAGGCAAACAATTTAATAAAACAGGAAGAAGTTATAATTGACCCTGAATTGTCAAATGAAGCAAAAAAAATATCTTTGATTGTTGAGGAAATTTTTGACGTTAATATGTCAGTAAGAAGCCGAACCAAAAATATTGTTGACGCAAGGAAGGCGGCGGCGTATTTAATCAGAAAATACACGACTTTGTCACTAAGCGAAATAAGGCAATACATTGGGGTTGGCGATCATACGACGGTAATGTACAATATCAATTCAGCAAAGGATTTAATTGACACCGCAGATTGGTTCAGAAATAAAATTGCATTCCTTGAAAAAAGAATTGAAAAAAGCATTATATTTGCAGACAGGAAATAATTAAAAGCGTTATGGTACAACGCAGTTAGGAATATATTGGGTCAACGGATTTTCGGCAAGTACCATTTGCCGGCGTCCCGCGACCCTTTTTTATTATGAAATATTTTTTACACGATAGCAATGCATTTGAAGATGAAAAGGTTGCTTTGCTTTTTATGAAGTTCGGATATGAAGGTTTGGGGTTGTTTTATACGATCCTTGAAAAGTTAGCTAAACAGGAAAAACCTGTTAATACTGAAGTGCTAAAAATGCAATTAAAGGTTGGCAAAAAACTTGAAAAATGTTGGAACTTTATGGAAAGTATTGACATAATTTCGTCAAACAATGGTGAAACTTTCAACAAACAATTGCTAAACTTTAGTGAAAAGTACAAGATAAAAAAAGAAAAAAACCTTAAAAGAATTTCACAATGGCGTGAAAATCAGGACATTGCAGAAAATGTAACGCATTACAAAAGTGTTCGTAACGACCATAAAGAAAAGAAAAGTAAAGTAAAAGAAAGTAAAGTAAATAGTATTATAACTGTTCAACCTACGGTTGACCCACAAACAAACTTTTTAATTTTAATTGAACCTTTTAAAAATACTTTGGCTGAATCTTACGAAGAATTTATTGCCTATTGGTGCGAACCGTCAAAAAGTGGTAAATTGCGTTATGAATTAGAAAAGTTTTTTGATATTAAACGCCGCGTAAATACGTGGTTACAAAATCGCATAAAATATGGAAATACAAAAAATACTGACCCAACTGCCGCAAGCCGCAAACGAATGGAAGGACTATCCGATTGGGTTAATAGCTAAAGAAGATTTACCAATTGTTGAAGCATTTAAAGGCGAAAAATTAGCAGTTGTTGACGTGCATAATTTGAAAAGCACATTGGCATATATTTTCACTTTGATTGGTTTAACAAGGTTGCCGGACAAAATGGAATTGGATATTATCGAAGACTATATTCGTACAACTTACCCGCATTTTACAATAAATGAATTCAGGATTGCGTTTAAAATGGCGGTACAAGGTCGTTTTGATTGCAATACAGACCATTTTGAAAAGTTTTCACCTAAATACATATCCCAAATAATGAATGCCTATAAAGCCAAAGCAAACGAAGTACGTAAAAATATTCCGCCGCCGCCTGAACCGCCCGTTCCGCAATTAACAGACGATCAAATTGTTGAGTTTACAAAAAACGAATGGTTAAACGGTAAGCGTGAGGACTTTAATAAGGTATTTAATGCGGATAAGGTATTTGCTATCTTATTGAAACAGAAGAAGTTAAACTTTACGCCTGAAGAAATATTGTACACAATTAAGGTAGTGCGCGAAGACAATTTGCAAAGGCTAAATAAGATGCACCCTTTGGACGCAAAACAGTTCAGCAAAAGCATAAAAAACGAAGATTTTATTGAAACACAATGTAAAAAATTAGCTTTAGTTAAATATTTTGAAAACTTATCAAATTAAATATACTCACTTTGGTACTGTAAAATATTGTTATACCGATAATTTTACCGACTTTTATGCAAATTATCCTGAAGTGCAAACAAAGCAAAACAGGCTCGAATTAAAAAAAGAATTTTACCAAAAAGTATGGACATATCAGCAAACGATCTTACAAAATGGGCAAAAACAAACCTTGAATGTATCGGGTACAGGTTGAACAGGGTAAACAATATTCCATTTGGTAAACGTAAAGGGACGATTCAAAAAGGTTGGGCGGACTTACAAGGGTACACAGAAAACGGCGTTTATGTAGCGGTTGAAGTTAAAAAGATTGGCGACCGTTTAAGCGTCGAACAAAAAGAAAGGTTAAAAGATATTTACGAATGTGGCGGAATAGTGTATATTTGTACTGAAGTGGATAATAAACCAACTTTAATTGAATGGTCAAAAATGAAATTTTAGCGGAATATTGGGATTCAAAGGAAGTAAACGACGCCTTTGGGAAAATGCAACCTGAAGAATTGCAGTACGATTTGAAAGCTGAAGTTTTTTTAGTTCTTTGTGAAATGGACGAATCAAAGTTGGTTGGAATGTACGAACGAAACGAATTGAAATTTTACATTGTGCGAACTATGTTAAATATGATCAAAAGCGACAGAAGTACATTTTTTAAAAATTATAGGAATTACACGGAGTTTGTAGGTAACGAAGTGAACAGGGAGTTGACACGATTAAATGAAGAACCGACAGAATTGTTTGAAAAACTTGAAAGGAATTTAGAGGATTTACATTGGTACAATAAGGAAATATTGAAGCTTTATGCGATTGACTTTAAGAAGAACGCTAAAGAATTAAGCCGTAAAACCGGCATTCCTTATATGTCAATCGTAAGGACAATAAATAAAACCAAAAAATTAATGAAAACAAACATACGCAAATGATTTTATCAATTATAACCGCCGTCTGTGCATCACTATTTATTAACGATATACATAACCTTCCCTTTAAATGGAAGGCAAATTTCAAGCCATTTAATTGCGGAAGTTGCTTGGCTGCGTGGATTGCACCAATACACTATTTCGCACCTGAATTAATCCAAAACATTACGTCAACAATGTTTATTGCCGGATTTTTAGCGCCAATTTTATCAAAATTAATTTGGAATTTATGGAAATAAAAGAAGAACACCGTAATTGGTTGGAAGCCAATATTGGTAATTATGAAACTGCAAAGAACGGGTTTATCAGAAACCTTGAATTGTCAGAACTTCAAATGTACGAACACATTTACAGACTGTATTTAGACCCTAATTTTTTATTGTCTGTTTGGTGCGGCGCTTGTAAGTACGAAATGATTATGCGTTTGTACAAATGGTATGAGCAACAACCAAAAAGTTTACCAATAGAAAACAACGAAGAAGTAATTATTACTTTTATAGTTGAAGAACCAAAAAAACGTGGACGTAAACCAAAGAAAAATGGCTAATTTTATACACCCAACCGCCATAATTGGCGACAACGTTATTTTAGGCGATAATAATTACATTGGCGCTTATTGCATTATTGGTGACCCGGCTGAACACAAAAAGTTTTGGGGTCAGGGAAAAGGCAAAGTTTATATTGGCGATAACAATATAATAACAGGATTGGTTACAATTGATGCAGGAACTGAAAATGATACAGTAATTTCAGATAATTGTTTTATAATGAAACACGTGCATATTGGACACGATTGTTTAATTTTTAGCAATGTAACAATAAGTTGCGGAGCAAAGATTGGCGGACATTCAGTAATTGGTGTTTATTCAAATATTGGATTAAATGCAGTTTTACATCAATTTACAGAAATTAAACGCGGTTGTATGGTTGGTGCAAGTGCATTTATAAAAGGCGAAACAGAAGAATTTACTAAATACGCAGGAGTTCCCGCACGTAAAATTGGAATAAATGAATATAGCCGTAATATTATTAACCCAAAATAGGGCAGACCTGACGAAACAGGTTATTGACAGAAATTTTTACAATAGCGGTCACGACGCGCATTGTTATCTTATTGACAATGGAAGCGACGACGAACAGTTTTCTGAAATACAATCATACTACAATTGGCATTTTGCAAGTTGGTCACTACATAAAAGGGGAATCGCCGCAGGTGTTAATTTAGGTTTAGCCATTACGCAGGAATACGACGGCGTTTGTATATTGGCAAATGATATACTACTTCCTGACAATTGGCTTAAAAATTGGGTTATGTTTTCAAAACGTGTGTCAAAAACAGGGATTATTGGCATACATTGCGTCGAAGAATTGCCGCCATTGGTTGACGGAATACATAAAACGCATACACCTTTTGGAAATAACTTCCTTACAAGGGAACTAATTGACACGATCGGGGGATATAACAAAGAATACGATCCTTACGGTATGCAGGACAGGGATTACGGCGAACGCGCAACCATTGCCGGGTTTACTAATTACTATTTACCGGAATTACGTTCTGAACATATCGGACACGACGTTGGGAACGGTACAGAATACAGAAGAATGAAGGACGAAAGTTTAATGCGCGCACAGGCGGTTTGGGAAAAATACCAACCAATTTATCATAAAGAAAAAAAGATTAAATGCGAATTTTAGCAATTACGAGCAAAACAAGTGGGGTTGGTTATCATAGAATTATGATGCCGTTGGTAAATATGAAGAAGGATTATTGTTTAATGACCGACACAGTAAGCGAAGAAACTTTTGAAGGGAATTATGATATTGTTGTTATGAATCGTATGTTGGCAAACATAACGCCCGAACAAATGTCTGAATGGCGCAAAAAGTATGGTTTTAAATTAATAGTTGACAACGACGATTATTGGCATTTAGACCCTTCGCATATACTTTACGAACGATACATTCTAAATAACGTACCGCAACAGATCATAAATTGGATTAAGATTGCCGACCTTTGCACAGTTACGCACGAACGATTGGCGGACGAAGTTTACCAATACAATCAGAATGTTGAAATATTACCAAATGCGATTCCATACGGTGAAGAACAATTTAAAGACTTCAAAACAGAATCAGACATTGTTCGTTTGTTTTGGTCAGGTTCGGGAACGCACGGGAAGGATATGGAAATATTACGTAACCCAATGAAGCGAATTAATTTCCCGGTTAAAACTGTAATTGCCGGGTACAACGAAGGCGAAAAGCCAATTTGGGACGGAATGATTGCGGCATTTACTAACGGGTTGAAACTGAACCCTAAAATATACAATTACAACGAAGTGACTTCATATATGGCGGCTTATTGCGATTCGGACATTTCGTTAATACCTTTGGCGGATTCCAAATTTAATTCAATGAAGTCTAATTTGAAGGTACTTGAAACCGCAGCAAAGAAGAACCCGGCAATTGTTAGCAACGTTCACCCGTACAGGGGGTTTTATCCTGCCTGTCACGTCAATAGCCAAAAGGATTGGTATTATTGGATCAAGTTGTTAACCAAAGACGCAGACGCCCGTAAAAGCTACGGAAATGCGTTGTACGACTATTGCAATAAGAACTTCAACTTACACGAAGTAAACAAGCGCCGTTTTGCTATTTATAATAAACTAATTAGCAATGCCGGTAATTAAATGTTCAAACGGAAAATACAGAATTGGGTCAGGCGGTTGTGTTTATGACACAGAAGAAAAAGCAAACAAAGTTTGGGCGGCAATATTAGCTTCAGGCGCTTACGCTGACGATTCATATACCGATTATCCGGAAGCGGCAACAAACAACGCAAAAAGGGCGTTAAAATGGGCGGAAACAAATGGTTGGGGGGAATGCGGTACACCTGTTGGCAAAGCAAGGGCAAACCAATTAGCAAACAAAGAACCAATTTCACGTGACACGATTGCGCGAATGGCGTCTTTTCAACGTCACCAACAAAATAAGGACGTACCATACGAAGAAGGTTGCGGCGGGTTAATGTGGGACGCGTGGGGTGGAACTGAAGGTATTGAATGGGCGCAAAGAAAATTAAAACAAATTGACAACCAATAATGGAATACTTTATTCAGTATGGCAACTTTAGGATTTCGTTTCATTTATTGCCGCGCAATATATTGTTCGGCATAAACATAGGCGAAGCGGTTGACGAAAATACACAATTCCATAATTCAGTTGCAATTGGCTTAATATTTGTTGCCTTCACCTTTGTACTATTTGATGAAAAATTATACTAAGATTTATTTGGATTGCTTTGGGTACGGAATTGAAGATTTTATTCCCTGCGAAGTATGTGGAAACAAGGCGGTTGACATTCACCACATAGAAGCAAGGGGAATGGGGGGAACTAAAGAAAAGGACAGGATTGAAAATTTAATGGCGCTTTGCCGTTATTGTCACGTCGTAATGGGGGACACAAAGACACATTTGGAATATTTAAAAGATAAGCATAAAAAGGCATTAAATGGCAAAGATTAAAGGCGACAGTCAAAAGACTAATTTCGGAAAAAGAAAGTGCGGACACGCGAAAAAAAGTTATAACAAACACAATCCACGACCAAAGGCGTACAAAGGTCAGGGAAGGTAAAAAATCTGTGGCAAAACTGCGAAATTATGGCAAAATCAAAAGCAATAGAAAACTTGAAACCTTTTGCAAAAGGTGAAGATTCAAGGCGAAATTTGGAAGGGCGACCGCGTAAGTATGTCAGCCTATTAAAAGAACAGGGGTACAAATTAGCTGAAATAAACGATTCAATTCAGGCGTTAATGTCAATGACACCAAAAGAATTGGAAGCGGTTACAAAGAACCCGGACGCGACCGTACTTGAAATGACAGTTGCAAAGGCAATCATTAAGTCAATGAATAATGGAAGTCTTTATTCAATGGATACGCTTTTGTCACGCGTTTACGGTAAACCAAAAGAACAGGTTGACGTTCAACAGGACACAAAAATTGAAGTCGTATTTGTGGACGGCAAAACAATACTATAAATGCGCATAGAACTTCCAACACCACACGCGAATCAGGAAAAGATATTAAACGCCGACAAGCGTTTTATTGTCGTTATGTGCGGACGTCGTTTTGGGAAGTCTGAATTGTCGCAAATATTAATAATCAAAGAAGCATTAAAAGGCGGACAGGTTGCATACATTACACCGACGTACGGATTGGCGCAAGTATTCTTTGAACGATTGGCGAAGGTACTTCCATTTAAAAGCAATATTTCAAAGCTTAAAATCTATTGTCCCAATGAAGGATCAATTGAATTTTTTACCGGCGAACGTTTAGACAACTTGCGCGGTCGTAAGTTCCATTTGGTTATTGTGGACGAAGCCGCGTTTATTGCTGACCTTGAAGAAGGTTGGAATAATAGCATACGCCCAACGCTGACCGACTATGAAGGGAAGGCGGTATTCCTTTCAACGCCACGTGGCAAAAACTTCTTTTATTCCTTGTTTATGAAACAGGGGGAAAACGATTGGCAAAGCTTTAAATTTAGTACGTACGACAACCCACATATTAACCCGCGCGAAATAGACGAAGCGCGAATTCAATTGCCTGAAGTTGTATTTGAACAGGAATATATGGCGAACCCGTCCGAGAATAGCGCAAACCCTTTTGGTAACGCATTCATTAAACGCTGCGTAAAACCTATTTCAGCGCAACCGATTGTTTGTTATGGCATTGACCTTGCAAAGTCTGTGGATTATACAGTTATTATTGGATTGGATAAGGACGGCAACGTGGCGTATTTTGATCGCTTTCAAATGGATTGGCATAACACCAAAGAAACAATTAAAAGGTTGCCGCCTGCGCCAATTGTAGTGGATTCAACAGGGGTTGGCGACCCGATATTAGAAGACCTGCTTCGTGAAGGGGTAAACATTGAAGGTTTGAAGTTTACAAGTCAATCAAAACAACAATTAATGGAAGGTTTGGCGTCCGCGATCCAACAGGGACGAATCGGATTCCCTGAAGGGGTTATTGTGGACGAATTGGACGTGTTTGAATATCAGTTTACTTCGCACGGCGTAAGGTATTCAGCGCCTTCAGGATTCCACGACGATACTGTAATGGCTTTGGCTTTAGCGTGGCAAAACCATAATATCAAACGCGGTTCAGGGCGTTACGCCTTCGCTTAACGATCATAATCGGTTCAGTTATCAATCAATTATGACCCGTTTATGACCGACAACCGGTTCAATTATGACCGATAAACCGTTTATCCTTATTATTTACCGTTCGTCACATTTTTAGAAAAAACTTTGCAAAATGTTTGGAAGTTGTATAAAACCTGTGTTATATTTGTGGAAACAATAAAGCCAAAGCAAATGACAACTTTAAAAACACAAATGACAATCGGTTACAAATTTGAAGTAAAAGGCAACAACTTTACAAAATTAGTTTGCAACAGAAACAGATTTGTTGACGTTACTTTAGTAAACGATTTATACAATGTTAAAGCTTACACTTTACGCGGCATTAACGAAGTAAAGGTTTCTGAATTAAACGGTATCTTCGTTGAAGACTTACAAAACGCAATCATTACAACATATAACGCATAATAACCTATCCCCCGCAGGGGTGCGACTGTTCAACGCACATTTTAAAACTTATACAATGGCAAACAGACTAAAAACCAAAGAAGACAAACAATTAGAACATTATGCAGCAATGCAAAAGCAATACGCCAAAGAATCTTTGGGTATGGTTTGGTTCTTTATTATTATGGGCGCAGCTTTATTGTTAACCGCTTTAATTGAAAACCTATGAAGCCAAAAGTGACAATGAAGGTTAGTATTGAAATGGAAAGCGTTGACAATTTAGGCAATATTGTAAAAAGGTGGCACAATGACTTTTGTCACGACCTTGAATATGTATTTATTCAGCAACAAATGCACGAAAGCGCTTATCTATTTAATTGGGACGCAATTGTTAAAAGATATTACAAAGAATTAACCAATAATCTTGAAGAATACGAAGTTTTTGAATAAAAAAATAATAATTATGCCATATTCAACTTGCTGCGGATCGCACACCAATTACCCTGAAATTGACATTTGCCCGGATTGTTTAGAACATTGCGATTGGGAAGAAGAAGACGAAGACGAAGAAGAAGCGGACAATCAGATTGAACAGGATAAAATAAACCGATTATAAACTTACGCCGCCTGAAGAAATTTAAATATTTAATAACAAAATATAGTAATTGCGGGAACTTTGGGCGGCTTTTTTAAAACAAACTTTATGTCAAAGAATCAATATTTAATGGGTCAGGAATATTTGCTTCGCCTTGAAAACGAATGCTTAATTGAAAGGATTACGAAATTGGAAAAAGAATTGGGGTTGAAGGAAAAGGAAATTAAAGATTTAAGAATTCAAATAAAAATGATTAACTTAGCAATGGCAGACGTCAACCAATAATACTGTCCCCGTCCAATTCAATAATCAATTATTAACAGGGGTGTTAGTTATGTCGCGGGCGGGGATATTTAAAAGCTTATACAATGATAAAAAACTTTGAAGAAATTACCTGCGAATTAACGCCGGATGAAAAAAGATTAGTACCTGTAATTATCAGGGGATTAAACCTTAAAAGCAAAGCAAACCCAATTAAAGGCGCTGAAATAGTCGCAGCCATTAACGGGCAAAAAGAAAAGTACGGAATTAAACAATTTTCTGAACCGCGTTTACGTAAAATCGTTAACTTTATAAGATCAGAAGGAATATTACCTGTTATTGGGACGTCAAACGGTTATTACATATCATACGACGCGGACGAACTAAACGGGCAAATTGAAAGCTTAACACAACGCGCCGACGCGATTATGTCAAGTGCAAACGGATTAAAAAAATGGGTATTATGAGTAAACCAATATTTATTGTGCGTTTCCCAAGTGAAACAAAAGACACAGATTTAAATTTTGCAGCCGAATCAATGGCACGTCAAGGTTTTTATGAAAATTATCATTGTTTAATCGTTAAAGACAGATTTACAGGCGGCGAAATTAAGTTTGAATGCTATAATGCGCCACATACTGAAATTGAATTTAAAGAGTTGCAACAAAGAGTTTTGACATTGTTAAAGCATAACGAAAAAGAATAAATTGGATTACTACATAGAAAACGGGTTTAAGGTATTCACAGAAGAATATCATTTAAAAAGGGGGTATTGCTGCAAAAATGGTTGTCGGCATTGTCCTTATCAGAAAAAAGACTTAACTTTGAATTATGAAATGGAACGAATTGACCCTTTGGCAGTACCAACAATTGATGCCAATAATAACAAACCCGAATAAAGATTGGACAGAATTGGACGTTGACATTAAATTGTTGACGATTATTACAGGGTTGACAGAATACCAAATTGACAGTTTAAACATTGAAGACTTAAAAGAACTGCGCAAAGAATTGGCATTTTTGGACGAACCAATTGAAGGTAAACCGGTTGACTATATTAAAACAAACGGCAAACAATACCGTATAAATTACGACATTAAGAATATGCCGGCTGCGCGTTACATTGAAAGCAAGGTTTTCAGTAAGGAAACTTTGGCGAACCTTCATAAAATTGCTGCGTCAATGGTAATACCGCAAAAGAAAAATTGGTTTGGCAAATGGGTTGACGATAAGTACGACGCGAGCAAGCACGAACAATACGCTGCGGATATGCAGGAAGCAAACTTTGTGAACGTTTATCATTCGTTGGTTTTTTTTTATCAAGTTTACAAAAATTGGATCGAAGTTTCGCGGGATTATATGAGGGCGGAAATGACGACGGCGGGGATGACAACGGAGCAAGCGGATTCGGTTCTGTTGCTTTTATGCGAATCTATGGATGGCATTATACCGCCAAACTTGTTGCCGAACACGAAAATATTAGAACTTCAGAAGCTTTTGAAATGAAAACGATTGAGTTTTTAAATACAATGGCATATTTAAAGTCAAAGAACGCTTACGACCGTGAACAGGCGAAGCGATTAAGATAGTAGATTTGGTTTTTATTGTAATAAGCGAAAAATTACCCTGTGTTTTTACACGGGGTTTTTTGTGCGGTATTTAGAACCGTTTTATCTATTTAAGGTTATGAGTGAAGCCAAAGCACAGGCAAAAGCATTAAAGGAAGGTTTTTTAAAAACAATCGGTGATCAATACAACCTTATTGACCCGACTGAATTTCCTATTGCCGAACAAATGCTTATATTCTACGGTAAACAATTTAACGACGAAGTACAGAAGAACCTTGCAAAAAGCGGTTCAATTGCTTCAGGTAAGATTGGCGACTTAGTTGTACCAAAGGTCAACAAATTTGGCAATGATTACGAAATGTGGTTGGGTTACGATAAGGATAACCCGGCTTCAGTTTATTATAAGTACGTGAATAAGGGGGTGCGTGGCGCAGGTGGCGCAAATGCGAAGCCAAAAAAGGTTGCTTCAGATTCCCCTTACCAATATAAGACGCCGTTCCCAAATAAGAAAATGGCAACGTCAATATTGCAATGGTACAGATTAGGGAAGGCAAAGACGACAAACGAAACACAAACAAAGAAACTAAGCAAAACGCAAAGAAAAAGCAAAAAGCTTAAACAGGCAGTAAATAAAGCTACTTCATTAAAAACATTGGCTTACGCGACCGCTTCAGCAATAAAAAGGGACGGTTTACGTACGACTTCGTATTTTGACAACGCAATTAAGGCGGTTTTCAATAAAGAATTCTTTACAACAATGGCAGAAGCTTTTGGCGGCGACGTTCAATTACAAATTAGACAAATTGGCAATAAAATAGAATCAAGTAATGGCAATAACAATAAATAGTCAACCGGCTACGTTTCCGAGTATGCACGAAGACCTTTGGTTTGTGGCTTCTTCATCAAATGTTGGGGTGACAAACTTTAAATTCGTATATGATATTTACATAAATGGCGCACAGGTTAGCCGAAACAAGGTATTCCCTTCGCCGTCGGCTGAAGGAAGTTACGGCGTATTTAACGCGTCCCCAATGGTGCGCGCATACGTGACAAATTATTTTGAACCTTCAGGAAGTACGGTTTTAATGGCTTCAAATGACAAAATAAAGGTTGATTATCAGGTTCGTATTGGCGAAGAAGTAAGCGGTGCGGTTATTCCTAATTTGGCTTCAGGTTCTTATTCAGCTTACAATTATTACGCACCTTTATTTAGCGACATATTTACGGAAAACGGCGAAGTACCTTTGGTATTGTCTAATTACTACGATAATTTACTTATTGAGAATTACACGGACGATTGGTTAAGCGACCGCGACAATTCAGATATTACTATTGAATACGGCGACCAATTTTTTATTACATTTTTAAAGATTACCGGCGGCGCTTATAAACTTTGGGTACAACCTACAAACGAAGACGGAACTTTTGGAACTGCGGTAAGCGGTGACCTTACAATGACCGGGCAATTTAACCTGTTCAATTTTCAGGCTGCGGCGATTAATGCGTGGGCGGGGTCAGATATTATTACGCAAAATACCTACGGGTATAAAGTTTACATTACGTTAGGCGCTGCGGTTACAAGGGTATTGAATTTCAGACACGTTTGCAACCCTAAATACAGACAATATAACCTTCATTTCCTTAACAGATTGGGCGGTTATGATTCAATGGCGTTTAGATTGGTAAACAAGCGACGCAGCGAATTTAACCGTGCTTCATATAGACGCAACCCGTACCAATTGTCAGGCGGTCAAATGAAAAATATTGATACGTACAACAAATATAACGAAACGACGTACAACTTCGCGATTCAGCATACTGACTATTATATGTTAACAAGCGATTGGGTAAACGAACAGGATTACGCTTGGTTGGCGCAATTAATGGCGTCACCGATTGTTTATATGGAAGTTCAAGGCGCGTATTTCCCGGTTACAATTAGAAACACGAATTACCAATACAAATACAGGGTTTCGGACGGCTTATTTAATTTTGATTTAGAAGTTGAAGTTGGTAAATATTTAAACAGTCAATACAGATAATGATTAGAACCGAAATTTATATTGAAGACAACGCAATTGACTTATTGAAGGATATTGGAACGGATTTCACGTACACGATTGACGACGTGCGCGATTTTGGAAGCCGCAATACTTCATTTAGCCGTACAATATCAATTCCTGCAACTGCGAAGAATAACCAAATATTGGGTTTTGCTTTTGATTTAGGAATGGCGCACGAACATAATATGGATTTACCAAACGTTGCGACAAACTTTACGCCTTCACAGGCTGCGAAGTGCGAAGTCTATATTGACAAAATACAGATTTTTAAGGGCGTTATCAGAATCCTTGAAATTGTAATGAATAAAGGTATCATTGAATACCAATGCGCGGTTTTCGGTGAGTTGTCAGGGTTTATTACCGAATTGGGAAATAAGCGCTTAGAAGACCTTGATTTTAGCGAATACAACCATACGTGGAACGTTACTGCAATACAGAACAGTTGGGACACAATAAACGGATCAGGTTATTATTATCCATTGATTGATTACGGTGACGTTTCAACAAATAAGGACGATTTCCACGTTTCGACATTTAGACCGGCGTTATACGTAAAGGAATATATTGAAAAGATATTTGAAGGTACTT